TGAAGCAATGGCGCCTAAGGAGCCTTGAGCCAGTGCATTTTCAATGCCGACGCCCAAATCAATAGCCTGATTTAATTGCCCTGTTAGAGATGCAATATCTTTATCAAGACTGTCTACTCTGTCTAGTAAACTTGCACCAAACCCTTGTGCAAAGGAATTTAGACCCGACGGAAATATTGAAGCTAAAGCTGGATCTATATTTGTTAAATTCTTTAGACTAGGAATGTCAATATCCCCTGCAATACCGTTTGCAATATTACGCACTTGATTACTAGCATCTTTGATACCATTATCCATACCAATTTTAAGTTGTGCAAGAGATCCTGACGAAAGTAAGTTTGTAGCAGTGTCAGTAACTCCGTTAGCTTTTGCTAATAAATCCGTTTTTGCTTCTTGTATTATTTTAGGGTTTATCATTTATATTCCTAATGAGTTCTTTAATAAAGACTTTTTCGGTACATATATTGTTGTTCCTGCTATCATATCGTAAATAGGATCTTTTATAACATCCATATTTCTTTGGGCAAACACCCACCATAACTTTACAGTACCATACAAATCATATGCAAGTAGGTCTGGCCTGTGTGTATACTGAGGTTCTATAGTATATTGTGAATCGTCTGCCCTTGCAGGGATTGGACGAATTCTAAGAATATCTAATGCACCTAACTGAGTGTATCCTGTTGTACTCCACGGACTAGTTTTTGGGTATTCCATTATATAAATCCTCTTCCATCTAGTACATAATTTCCGCTAACAAATCCATTTAAATCAAATTGACTAACTTGTCTTCTACTGTAAGTTGGCTTACAAGTTACAGTTATTTGACTCATAGTAGGTACCCATGTTGTTCCGCTACTATTGTATGTAGTTGGGATACCCATGTCATTCATTCCTTCACTCTTTGCATTTAATGAAACAGCAATGTAATCTACTTCTACCGGTAAATCGACTGTAAAGTTAGATATTACAACTGGAATGTTTTTAAAGATATAATCTCCATATCCGTTTAATCTAACTACAGGAGGCGGTGCGCCGTCAGTACCGTAATTCATTTTAGTAACACTTCTTAGATAATGCATGCATGCAACCCAGTAGCGTCCATCTATATCATTTTCAACTGGAAATTCACCAGTTATTGTCATATCATCGGTGCTACTATTTTCGTATACTTGGAAAGGATAGTTTGTATGCACTGGTTGTAAACTATTATAATTTGCACTGTGTGAAATAATTACACTAGGAGTAAGTGGAAATGTCATGCTGTTTTGTGTATTTCCAAGTGGTGCTAATAAATCGCTGCCGCTCATTGTCGAAGGAACACTTAACCTAACTCGCCAGTCTGCTTCTGTACTGCTACTAAACTCTGCAGATGCAGCTCGTTTTTCTGGACTGTCTTCGCTTGGTAAATTTTGACCTCTAAGTTTTTTTGCAAAATTAAATGGTTCAAATACTGCACCTACTGAATCAGTTATATCGTTTACAAAATTTGTTACTAAACTAGATCCAAAGTTGCCAGCTGATCCTAAGAATTTTTGTACTGTAGATTCTGCTTCATCCTTCAACGCACCTTCAGCTTTTGAAACAGCTTGGTCTAGTAAATTTTTTGGATTAAATGCCATATTAGTTATCTCCTATACACTATTTAGTTGACAAAATTAAGTACGTGTATTATAATAAATATAACAATAGGAGACTACCTTGAGAAAAAGAAATTATCTAAACAACAAAGATATTTTATTAGAAATACACAGATCTAAGAATACTTTTAATAGCTATCTAGACAAAGACTTCAACCAGTTTGACATTATTTTACCTAGTGTTGATAAAATTAATAGACTTACTGTTACTGAAGCAAAACGTAATAAAGCAAAGCGTTTAAGTACCGAAGCATACGAAACAAGACGTATGGCTGGCGAGAAAGTTAAACAAGCACAGTGTGAAGTTCCTTATACAGATATTACAAAAGAAGAACTAATCTTTCGTGTTATGACATTTGATCATATACCTGAAGAGCCTGGACGTAAAAAGAATCCAAAAACAGTTGCAGATACAAAGACTAAACTTAATTTTCCACCATTTCAGCATTACAAATATAATGACGAAGGTGAATTAGAGCTAGTAGGCAAAAGTCATTGGGTTGGTGGCATGGAAAATGGACACTTTAGTAAAGGTCACGGATGTGCTACAAATAAACTAGCAATGATGTGGATGAAACTAGTTGATCGGTATGCTACAAGAGGCAATGTACGTGGATACACTTACAATGACGAAATGAAAGGTCAAGCAATCTTGCAGTTATCACAGATTGGTTTACAATTTGACGAATCTAAGTCGAATAACCCATTTGCGTATTACACAGCAGCAGTTACTAACAGTTTTGTACGTGTTATTAATATAGAAAAGCGTAATCAAAACATTAGAGACGACATTTTAGAGATGAACGATATGAGCCCAAGTTATACTAGACAGATGCAAGGCGAATGGGAAGCTGAAGTTAGAAGAAACGAAGAAGCTGCATTTTCATCATTTAAAGAAAAAAATACTTGACAGGTGTAAATTTAGACTGTATAATTAAACATATTAAATATGGAGTCTAAATTTTGTTTAAAAAAGCAGCAGTATTTACAGATATTCACTTTGGATTAAAAAGTAATAGTCGTGTACACAACGACGATTGCGAAGAATTCGTTGACTGGTTTATCGAACAGGCACAAGCTAACGGTTGCGAAACTGGTATCTTCTGCGGTGATTGGCATCACAATAGAAACAGTCTAAACTTAACTACAATGGGCGCTACTATACGTAGTTTAGAAAAACTAGGTTCTGCATTTGAACAGTTTTTCTTCTTTGACGGTAATCACGATTTGTACTATAAAGACAAGCGTGATATCAATTCAACAGCATTTAGCAAGTATATTCCTGGAATAACATTTGTTGACGAAATTACAACTATAGATGATGTAACATTAGTGCCGTGGTTAGTTGGAGACGAATGGAAACAAGTAAGTAAAATTAAGAGCAAATATATATTTGGTCATTTTGAATTACCTAGTTTCTATATGAATGCTCTTGTAAAGATGCCTGACCATGGTGACCTTAGAGCAGAACACTTTAAACATCAAGAATATGTGTTTAGTGGACATTTCCACAAAAGACAAAAACAAGGTGCAATACATTACATCGGTAATGCATTTCCGCACAACTATGCAGACACATGGGACGACGATCGAGGCATGATGATACTTGATCGAGAAAACAACAAAGAGCCTGAATATTTAAATTGGCCTAATTGTCCCAAGTATCGTACAGTTAAGTTAAGCCAACTCTTAGATAACACAGATACATTAATTAAAAGTAAGATGTACCTTCGAGTTGAACTTGATTTACCTGTGAGTTACGAAGAGTCAAGTTTTATCAAAGAAGAGTTTATTAATCGATATAACTGTCGTGAAATAACACTAATACCACAAAAGCAAGTTGAAGAAATATCAACTAATTTAGATATTTCTAGTTTTGTGAGTGTTGACCAAATTGTTGCAGGTGAAATATCAGAACTTGATACTGACAACTATAATAAAAAAATGTTACTAGATATCTATGATGGATTAGAATGATAAAAATTAAAGACCTTACAGTTAAAAACTTCATGAGTGTTGGTAATCAAACTCAGGCAGTAGACTTTAACAAAGAACAACTAACATTAGTACTTGGCGAAAATTTAGACCAAGGTGGTGATGACAGCGGATCAAGAAACGGCACTGGTAAAACAACTATTATCAATGCACTTTCCTATGCACTTTACGGTCAAGCACTTACTAACATCAAGCGTAATAATCTTATTAATAAGACTAATTCAAAAGGTATGTTAGTTACACTGCATTTCGAAAAAGCTGGGACCGACTATAGAATTGAACGTGGGCGATCTCCTAATGTATTAAAGTTTTTTGTAGACGATCAAGAACAAGAAATGATTGACGAGTCGCAAGGCGATAGTCGTAAGACTCAAGAGTCTATCAACGAGCTACTTGGTATGAGTCACGATATGTTTAAGCATGTTGTAGCACTTAACACTTACACAGAGCCGTTCTTATCAATGCGAGCAAATGATCAACGTGCTATTATTGAGCAGTTGCTAGGTATAACAATATTAACTGAAAAAGCAGATGCATTAAAAGATCAAGTAAAACTTACTAAAGATGCTATTACACAAGAAACTCTTAAGATTGATGCAATACAAACTGCTAATAGTAAAATTGAAACAACCATTAAAAGTTTGCAAAGTAATCAAAAGGCATGGCTTTCTAAACGCACTACAGACATTATAAAATTACAAGAAGCAATTGACGAATTAGAACATTTAGATATTGAATCTGAATTAGGTCTTCATGAAAAACTGTCAAATTGGACCGAACATAATAATGCTATTTTGGCTCTTAAAAAAGAATTAAGCACATTAGAGCCAGCACTAGTACGTGCAGACAGGAGTGTTGAAAAAGCACAAAAAGACATCGCAGATTTAGATGATGCAACGTGTTATACATGTGGTCAAGAATTACATGCAGATAAAAAAGCAGAGATTGCAGAACGTAAATCTAAAGAACTTGAAGATGCTTTATTGTATCAAAAAGAAGTAAGTAGTAAACTTGTTGATGTTACAAAAACACTAGAAGACATTGGTGACATTAACGGCAAGCCTACTACATTTTATGAGACTGCAAAAGAAGCATACGAACATAGACAAAACGTTGATAGTTTAAAACAAACATGGAAATCTAAAAAAGAAGAACAAGATCCTTATCAATCACAAATTGACGAGTTAAATCATAGTGCTATTCAAGTAATAACTTGGGATAGTGTAAATGAACTTACAAACTTTAAGGACCACCAAGAATTTTTATTAAAATTGCTAACAAACAAAGATAGTTTTATTCGTAAGAAAATTATTGATCAAAACTTAGCATACCTAAACAACAGACTTACATACTACCTTGACAAACTAGGTTTGCCGCATCAAGTTACATTTCAAAATGATTTAAATGTTGAAATTACACAACTAGGGCAAGACTTAGACTTTGACAACTTGTCACGTGGCGAGCGTAACAGACTTATATTAGGCATGAGTTTTGCATTCCGTGATGTTTGGGAAAGTCTATATCAAGGCGTTAACTTATTGTTTATTGACGAACTTATAGACAGCGGCATGGACACAGCAGGTGTTGAAAATGCACTAAGTGTCCTTAAGAAAATGGCTAGAGAACGTGATAAGAATATCTACTTAATATCTCATAAAGATGAATTAATTGGTAGAGTTAATAATGTAATGAAAGTTGTTAAAGAAAATGGCTTTACTAGTTACGAAAATGATATTGATATTATAGAATGAACGATGTACACGACAAACTTGTAAAAGCATACTTAGAGTATTTCAAAGCTAACGAAAAATTTGAATTACGAAACTCTGTGCGAACACATAGAGAAGTTAGAAGATGGTTACGCACCATTAGATCTTTATCGTATGATAGAATGGAAGAGATACACGTAAAGCATAATACCAAAAAAGAGGCAAATAAAAAAGGCACACAATAAGTACATTCATGCAGTGGACTTATAAAGGTAAAATAATTGACGAAATACCAGATGAGTACGAAGGCTTTGTTTATCTTATTACTAACACCACTACAGGCCAAAAATATATAGGTAAAAAACTAGCAAAATTTAAAACTACTAAGCCACCGCTCAAAGGCAGAAAAAATAAACGACGAGGCTACAAAGAAAGCGATTGGAGAACTTACTACGGTAGTTCAGATAGACTAAACGCAGATGTAGCAACACTAGGCGAAGACAAGTTTACAAGAGAAATATTATACCTATGTAAAGGTAGGGGCGAAATGTCCTACATAGAGGCAAGAGAACAATTTGATAGGCGAGTACTTGAAACAGATGATTACTATAATGGTATCATTAATGTTAGAGTAGGCGGATCAGACAAACTCAAACAGGCATTGCTAGAACATCACATGCAGGCAAAAAAACCAACTTAATCGGTTGACAGTTATATGTAGATCAACTATACTTGTTTATAGGCAGATTTATTATAGCAACAGGCATTCCTAAAAATATTACATACAGGCAAAGCATTCCAACACCTAAGGTTGGCGGGCCAGATTAAAAATACCGCTGTGGAAAAAGCTCTCGTATAGAAGCACACGTACATATTGATTGACTACCCAGAGGTAGGAAGCCACCAAACAAATTGGGCTCACTAGTTGATATAGATTGCATGTTGGCAGTCGAAAAACACAACACAGTACATAAAAA